CCGCTAGCGTTCGTGATGTTTGCGTTTCCTTGGGGGCAAGAAGGCACTCCACTAGAACACTTCGCTGCCCCACGCAAGTGGCAGCGCCAGGTGTTAACAGACATCGCCGAGCATATTAAGCAGAATCAAGGCAAGTTAGACTTTGACGTTCTCAGATTAGCCATCGCCTCTGGTCGTGGTATTGGCAAGTCAGCCCTCGTATCATGGCTCGTGTTGTGGATGATGACCACAAGAATAGGCGCCACGGTCATCGTGTCTGCTAACAGCGAATCACAGTTGCGCTCAGTAACTTGGGCTGAGATTACCAAATGGTCGTCCATGTCGATTAACACCTACTGGTGGGAAATCAGCGCCACGAGGGTGATGCCAGCCAAATGGCTGACCGAGTTGGTCGAACGTGATTTGAAAAAAGGCACACGCTACTGGAACTTAGAGGGACGACTGTGGTCGGCTGAGAATCCCGACGCTTTCGCTGGTGTTCACAACTACGATGGGGTAATGGTCGTGTTCGACGAAGCGTCAGGTATTGACGACTCCATCTGGGCGGTGACATCAGGGTTCTTTACCGAAAACACGCCCAATCGCTTTTGGTGTTGCTTCTCTAACCCACGTCGCAACACAGGCTACTTCTACGAAGCGATCGAAGGTAGCAAACGGGACTTTTGGCAATCTAGGCAAGTGGACGCTAGAGATGTAGAAGGGACGGATAAGAACGTCTACAACCAGATCATCGAAGAATATGGCCCTGACTCCTACCAAGCGCACGTTGAGGTCTATGGATCATTTCCATCGGAAGGTGACGATCAGTTCATCCCATCAAGCTTGGTGGACGAAGCTATGCGGCGAGAGAAGTGGAAAGATGACTCCGCGCCCATCGTCATTGGCGTAGACCCTGCAAGATTTGGGTCAGATTCGACAGTCATCGCCGTACGGCAAGGGCGCGACATCGTGGAAATCTTGCGCTACAAGGGTGATGATACTATGACTGTGGTTGGTCATGTGATCGAGGCGATCGAGCAGTATCAGCCTGCGCTAGTGGCCATCGACGAAGGTGGGCTAGGCGCAGGGGTTGTGGATAGATTGAAAGAACAACGCTACAAGATACGGGGTGTGAACTTCGCTAACCGAAGTAAAAACCCCATGATGTACGGCAACATGAGAGCGCAAATCTGGGGTGCAATGAAGGAATGGCTACGCAATGCATCCATACCGAAAGAAAAGATGCTCAAGACTGATCTCATAAGTCCACTAATGAAGCCTGACAGCAAGGGCGCCATCTATTTGGAATCAAAGAAAGAGATGAAGGCTAGAGGGCTAGCGTCACCAGACTCGGCAGACGCCATCGCTTTGACGTTTGCGTTTCCTGTTGCACATCGGGAAAGCAAGAGTATACTTCGCAAATCGTCGTATCAAACGCAAGGCGCAGCCTTGAACTCATGGATGGGGTCATAATGGCAACCAAGAAGCATGACAAACCGATCGCTCACACCACCAAAGGTAAAGGTGCTAACTACAAGCCGACCGACAAAGGTGCTGGGATGACAGCTAAAGGAAGGGCTGAATACAATGCAAAAAACAACGCAAATCTTAAGGCGCCTGCGCCAAATCCTAAGTCAAAAGCTGATGCAGGTCGCAAAGCGTCTTTCTGTGCCCGAATGTCAGGAGTCGTTGCCCATGCCAAAGGTGACGCCCCCCGTGCGAAAGCCGCGCTCAAAAGCTGGAACTGCGGTAAAAAATAAGGAGAAACCTGTGGCTACTAAACCTGGGCTATATGCCAACATTCACGCCAAACAAGCTCGCATTAAAGCGGGCAGCGGTGAGAAGATGAGAAAACCAGGCGCTAAAGGCGCCCCAACTGCTAAAGCGTTCAAAGAATCTGCTAAAACAGCTAAGAAAGGAAAGTAATCATGCCACTCAAATCTGGTAGCTCCAAGAAAACCATCGCTTCTAATATTCGCACTGAAATCGCTGCAGGCAAACCCCAGCGTCAGGCAGTAGCGATTGCGCTATCCAAAGCACGTGGTGGCAAACCCGCACCTAAAACCGCAATGAAACGCACCGCTGGAAGGGGTCGATAATGAGCAAACTCACTGCTAAATCACGCAACGCATTGGCTAAATCCGACTTTGGTATGCCAGGCAGCCGTAAGTATCCGATGCCTGACAAAGCCCACGCTGCGAACGCTAAAGCAAGAGCCACACAAGCGGTTAATGCAGGCAAATTGTCACCATCATCCAAAGCTAAAATTGTAGCTAAAGCAAATAAAATCCTAGCGAAGAAAAAATGAGCTTAAAACCATTGAGTAATTGTGTTCTAATTCGTCAAGACACAGAAAAATTATCTGATTTAATAGTTTTACCCCAAAACAAATTATTTAGCGGTATCATAGTGGCAATTGGTGAAGGTAAAAAGAATCCAAAAGGATTTCTTGAGCCTATGAGCGTCAAAGAAGGCGACCATGTGCTATTCGGTGAGTTTTCCGGGCAGAAGGTTACCGTCGATGGCGAGGAATTGCTTATGATGCGTGAGCCTGATGTGATCGGAATACTAAATGCCTTATGACCAGACGTCCATGAATATTGTCGGCAAAGTTGCCGATGTAGGCGGGGATCCCGCAGGCCCTAACGAACAGTCAGACGTTCTTGCTACCATGCGTCATCGCTTTACGATGGCGATGTCTGCATATTCTGAGTCAAGAGAAGATGAACTGGATGACCTTCGATTTATGGCTGGTTCACCAGATAATCAGTGGCAATGGCCTGCTGACGTATTGGCAACTCGCGGATCTGTTCAAGGGCAGACCATCAACGCAAGACCTTGCCTTACTATTAACAAACTACCTCAGCACGTCAAGCAAGTCACCAATGAGCAACGTCAAAATCGTCCTTCAGGCAAGGTAATTCCTGCTGATGACAAAGGAGATATTGAGGTAGCTGAAGTATTTGAAGGTATGGTTCGCCATATCGAGTATATGTCGGACGCCGATGTGGTGTATGACACCGCTTGCGAAAACCAAGTCACTTATGGTGAGGGTTATTTCCGCATTTTGACTGAGTATTGCTACGATAATTCGTTCGATCAAGATATTCGCTTAGGTCGCATCCGTAATGCGTTTAGCGTATACATGGATCCGATGATTCAAGACCCTGCTGGCGCTGATGCTGAGTATTGTTTTATTAGCCAAGACATGGAAAAATCGGAATACGAGCGTCAGTTTCCGAACGCCGCGCCCATTAGCTCTATTTTGTCCCAAGGCGTAGGTGATGAGTCCCTAAGCCAATGGTTAAACGAAGATACTATCCGTATTGTTGAGTATTTCTACTATAAACATAAGCCAACTAAGCTCAATTTGTACCCAGGCAATCAATCATTCTTTGATGGCAGCCCTGAAGATAAAAATATGAAACAGATGGGCTTAAAACCCATCAAATCTCGCACGGTTGATGTGAAAAAAGTCATGTGGATGAAAACCAATGGCTACGAAGTGCTTGAAGAACAGGAATGGGCGGGTAAATGGATCCCTGTCATCCGTGTTATTGGCAACGAATTTGAAGTAGATGGGCGCATTTTTATCTCTGGCTTGGTTCGCAACGCCAAAGATGCTCAAAGAATGTACAACTACTGGGTGTCACAAGAGGCAGAAATGCTTGCTTTGGCGCCAAAAGCACCGTTTATTGGCTACGGCGGTCAATTTGAAGGTTATGAACAGCAGTGGAAAACTGCCAACACAACCAATTGGCCTTATTTAGAGGTAAATCCTGACGTAACCGATGGCATGGGTGCAACTCTGCCATTACCTCAACGTGCGCCTCCCCCATTAGCTCAAACTGGCTTGATTCAAGCCAAAATGGGCGCTAGTGACGATATCAAGTCCACCACTGGACAGTATGACTCGAGCTTAGGTGCCACAAGCAACGAACGCTCGGGGAAAGCTATTCTTGCGCGTGAGCGTCAAGGCGATGTGGGTACTTTCCACTACGGCGACAACCTCACTAAAGCGATTCGCTTTGCAACTCGTCAGTTAATTGACCTCATTCCTAAGATTTACGACACTGAGCGCATCGCTCGTATTGTGGGTGTGGATGGTGAAGTGTCTATGGTTAAGCTAAACCCTAACCAACCTGAAGCGGTTAAGAAAATCGTTGACCAAACAGGTGTAGTGATTGAAAAAGTCTACAATCCTAGCGTCGGTGTTTATGATGTCGTGGCTACTACAGGCCCAGGCTACATGACCAAGCGCCAAGAGGCGATGGAAGCGATGGCTCAGATTCTTCAAGGCAACCCTGAGCTATGGAAAGTGGCTGGCGATCTATTTGTTAAGAATATGGATTGGCCTGGCGCCCAAGAAATGTCTAAACGCTTGGCTAAGACCATTGATCCTAAGCTGATTTCTAATACTGACGAAGATCCTGCTTTGCAAGCTGCACAACAGCAGATTCAAGCAATGGCTCAAGAAATGGAAGCTATGCACCAAATGCTTCAAAATGTTGGTCAGTCTGTAGAAATGCAAGACTTGGAGCGTAAAGACTTTGAAGCTCAAATCAAGCTATTTGAAGCCGAAACTAAGCGTTTGGCTCAAGTTCAAGCGTCTATGTCGCCTGAGCAAATTCAAGATATTGTCCTTGGTACCGTGCATGGCATGATTACCAACGGTGACTTAGTAGCTGAAATGCAACGCGACACCGCTATGGATATGCAAGAAGAAGAAATGAAAGAACAGCAAATGGAGCAACCAATGATGCCTCCTGAGCAAATGCCACCACAAGGGATGCCACAATGAAATGCGCTGATTATGTAGGATTATTTTTCCTAGCCCGTGATGTAACCCATTCGGTTCATCTAAACACTCGTAGCTATGCCAAACACAAGGCTTTGCAAAAGTTTTACGAGAGTATTATTGATCTTGCAGACTCGTTTGCGGAGGCTTACCAAGGTCGTCATGGTTTAATTGGCCCAATTAGCTTAATGTCTGCAAAAAAGACAACCAATATTATTGAATTTTTAGAAGATCAGCTTGCCGAAATTGAAGCAAACAGATATAGTGTTTGTGACAAGACAGACACAGCGCTACAACAATTGATCGACAATATCGTTGAATTGTATTTAAGCACTCTGTACAAGCTGCGCTTCTTAGCATAAGGAACCAATATGTCCGTTAATTTATCCCCGGTTGCAGGCGCAGCCGCCCAGTTTTTAGATAACAGCGGCAATGTACTGACCGGCGGTAAGTTATACACTTATTTGGCAGGCACTACTACCCCAGCAGCTACTTACACTAGCTCTACAGGCACACAGTTTCACACAAACCCTATTATTTTAGACGCCGCAGGCCGTGTTCCTAATGGCGGTGAAATTTGGCTATCTGACAATGTGCAATACAAGTTTGTATTGAAAGACGCAAACGATGTATTGATCGGCACTTGGGATAACTTAGTTGGTATTAACTCCAACTTTGTTAACTACACTTCACAAGAAGAAATTATTGTAGCTACCGCAGGTCAAACAGTATTTAACCTAAACACAGTAACTTATGTGCCAGGCACAAATAGCTTACAAGTGTACGTTGATGGCGTTAATCAATATGACGGCATTACATACGCTTACGTTGAAACTGATGCTACAACCGTAACCTTTACCGCAGGGCTTCATGTAGGCGCTTTGGTTAAATTTACTACTGCTGTAAGCGTAAGTGCAGGATCTGTAAATGCTAATTTAGTAATTTATGATCCTCCCTTTACAGGCGGTGTAACAACTAACGCTGAAGCTAAATTTGCTCAAACCGTTAGTGTTAAAGACTTTGGGGCTGTGGGTGATGGAGTAACAAATGATTACGTTGCTTTCCAGGCTGCTTATGATGGTGTAGAAGCAAACGCAACTATTTTTATTCCTTCTGGTACTTACATATGTCAACCAGCAATTACATTTTCTGGGACAAAACGTGTACATTGGGTAACAAATACAGATACACGTTGGGTAACAGACCAAGATTTAGACAATGTTTTTGTAGAAAGTTTTAATACTACCAGTGCAAATAATTGGCGGTCACATGAATATTTTGCCGACAATAATGATGGAAGTGGTGGTCTTTTACAGACGTATTTGGTTCGTGAAGCAACTGCTGCTGGCGGTGCATATCAATGGGACGGCCATCGAATCCATGTAATAAATAAAGAATCTGGCGGTGGTGGAGTAACTGGTCAAGCAATTTTTGCTTATATTGATTCCAGCAATCCTAGCGGTAAAATGTGGTGCCAAAATCTTTACGCTTATGCCCAAGCAGGTGGTGATGGAACTTTGCGTGGTTCTGAAATAAATATAGATAATAGAAGTTCTGTTGTTAAAGAAGTTGGACAGGCAAATAATAAGCTAGGCGTATTAGCAACCACAAAAACATTGGCTGGTACAGCAGGATTTGTTGTCGGTCCAGGTGCAGGTGATGGTTGGTACAAGGGCTTTATTGTTCTTCAAAACGGAATTGTAAATGACGCAGACGCACGCGCATTTGAATATCGTGATTTATTTGAAGTTATGTATGATGGTACAGTATTAGTTGGCAAAGGAACCAACACTGTATTTAGCAATGGCGTTATTATTTCTCCAACAGGTGCAATCGACGCAACAGCAACAGGAACTTACGCTTTACTTACTTTTAATAGAACTGAAACACTTTCAACAATAACAAACATTGGTGAAATTGTAGCTCGTGGTAAAAATAGTGCTGACGCTAGTACAGTTTTTGCAAACATTATATTTACGGCAGTTGATCCAACAGATACTACTGAAGATGGCAGAGTTGCTTTTCAAACGCAAGTTGCAGGTACTTTAGCTACTCGTGCGTATGTTCAAGATGGTATTGTTGTTGGAAACGCTAGTGGTGGCGACAAAGGCGCAGGAACTATAAACGTATCTAGCGGGGTGTACTTAAATGGAACTGCCTATACCAATCCTGATTATGTATTTGAAAAAGCATATACAGGCAAAATTGAAAAATTTGCAGATAAAGTTGGCGCAGGCACTTACGAAGTAAAGTCTATTGAAGAAGCTGAACAATATACTAAAGATAATTTAGCGCTCCCTGGATTTGGTCAAGATGCTAAGTTAGACTATCTTGGCGGTTCAGAAATGTTACTTGCTCGTTTAGAAGAAGCTTATCTGTATATTTTTGAACTCAATAAGCGCATTAAAGCTTTAGAAAGTAAATAATGGCTACTAGATATTGGGTAGGCGGAACAGGCACTTGGGATGCGTCTAGCACTACAAATTGGTCTACCGCATCAGGAGGCGCAAGCGGTGCTTCTGCCCCGGTTGCAGCAGACACTGTAATTTTTGATTCTGCATCTGGTACTGGAACTTGTACGATTGCAAGCGGTGCTACTTGTACAACTATTACTTTAAATAGCGCTACATTAAGTTTAACTTTAGGTGCTAATCTTACTATTTCTGGTACATTTACTTTAACATTAGGCGCATTGTCACTTGGGACAAACACGTTATCTTGCAGTATTTTTAGCTCAAGTAATAGCAACACACGTTCTATTGCATTTAGCACTGGTAACATTACCGTTACTGGAAACAATGCAACTATTATTACTTTTGCCACGGCTACTGGATTTACTTATACTGGAACACCGACTTTTAATTGCACTTATTCTGGAAGTGTTGGTACAAGAACAATTTTTGGTGCAACTTCTGCAACGGGTGGTACAGAATCAAATTCAATTTCAATAAATATTACTGCTGGCACTGATATTTTTACACTTGGTACGGGCAGATTATATAAAAGTATTAACTTTACTGGTTTTGCTGGTACTTATACTAATAGCACTAAAAATATTTACGGCAATTTTGTATTTAGTTCTGGAATGACTTGCGGTGCTGGCACTGCTGCAACAACATTTTCAGCAACCTCAGGTATACAGCAGATTACTACCAACGGTAACACAACAATTGATTTTCCAATTACGCAAGATGGTGTAGGCGGTACTGTACAGTTACAAGACAATCTGACGATGGGTTCTACTCGTACTTATACACTAACAGCAGGTACATTAGCGTTAAATAATTTGGTATTAAGCACAGGGTTATTTGTATCCTCAAATGCAAATACAAGGTCTGTAGCTTTTGGTACAGGCAACATTACGCTTACAGGCAATAATGCAACCGTTTTGAGTATGGGTACGCTTACTGGGTTTACTTATACAGGCACACCGTTAATTCAGCTTACTTATTCAGGCGCAACAGGCACTCGTTCAATGAATGTAGGGTCGACAGGTGGAACTGAAACAAATGCGTTATCAGTAAGCGTAACGGCTGGTACAGATACACTTCTTATTACTAACGGTTCTAATTTTAGAAATTTTATATTAACGGGTTTTGCAGGGACTTTAAGTAACAATAGTAGAACAATATATGGTAACTATAATGTTCCCTCTGGAATGACTTTAACTGCTGGTACAAGCGCCACTACTTTTGCTTCTACGTCTGGAACGCAACAAATTACAATTAATAGCCAAACATTAGACTTCCCGCTTACTTTTAATGGAATTGGCGGCACTTTTGCTTTTCAAGATGCATTAACTCAAGGATCTACAAGAGCATTTACGATTACTAATGGCACCGTTAAGTTAAAAGCAGGAGCTACATCTACAGTTGGGTCTTTTGTTACTTCAGGTACAAATCAAAAATATCTTCAATCTACAACAGCAGGTTCTCAAGCTACGTTGTCCCAGGCGTCTGGCACTGTCGGCGTGTCTTATCTAACTATTCAAGATATTTATGCCACTGGCGGCGCTACTTGGAACGCTTTTTATGCTGATAGCAACGTAGATGCTGGAAATAACACAAATTGGAATTTTGGCGGTACCCCTAGCTATGATGCTGAATATGGGTATAAACTTAGGTCATTTACTGAACACGGGAGATTTTAATGACAATGAATATCAAAGCGGTAACCACTTGTTTTGGTTACCAACAAATTACTAGCTTATCAGCTTCTACAGGATTAACTGTACCTGTCAATACACCAGACGGTTTAAACGCTAAACCTACTTTTGCGTTGATTATTGCTGAAACCCAAGGCGTTCGTTGGAGAGATGACGGCGTAGCACCTACTGGCTCTATTGGTATGCCTTTGGCTGTTGGCGTGCCTTTGCAGTATGACGGTGATTTAACTAAAATTCGTTTTATTGAACAAGCTGCAAGCGCCAAGTTAAATATTAGCTATTACTACTAAGGGTTTACCATGAGCCTTACTAAAGTTTCCTATGCAATGATTAACGGCGATCCAGCCAATGTGTTGGATTTTGGCGCTATTGGTGACGGAACAACTGATAATACAACTGCTATACAAGCCGCTTTAAATAGCGGTGCTGATGCTGTATTTTTTCCTGAAGGAACTTATTTAGTTGGTAGCGGTGGTTTAACATGGCCTGCGAACGTATACCTATACGGAAACGCTACTATTTTGCGTTCTGCTTCTACACCAACTGGGGCTACATTATCAGGTACAGGTGCAGGCGTATATAAAATTAGTGGTTTGACTTTTAATGATGGCGGTCATTCTCAACAATACGGAATGATTGAAATTAATAACGCTTCTGCAAAATTCTTTTGCTCTAGTTTGACAATGCACAATGGTTATGCTGCTTTATGGGTTAAACAAGCAGAAATGGTAGATATTGATGGGGGTGAATACTACAACACTAGCCATAATATTTATTTAGGTCAAAACAATGCGGGCGGGCTACCAGGTACATTAAATAATGTAACTGTCCGCGGCGCAATATCTCACGACGCTAGAACTTCAGGTAACGGATTAAAAACCGTTTCAAGCGTTAAAAAATTAGTGATGTTAGGTGGTCGCTATTACGATAATGACTCAGACGGCATTGATTTGTACGCTGGATGCGATGAAGCAATGCTAATTGGCGTTGATTCAAGTAATAATGGCGGTCAAGGCGTTGATATGAAAGTTGGCGACCCAACAACAGAGCCATACGCAACTTGGGGGAATCGCAGAAGAATTGCTATTATTGGTGGCTTTTTTAACAACAATGCATTTACTGGCATTAAAGTTTACGGAACTTCAACTGTAGGTTATTTTCAAGACGTGCTTATTGAAGGTGCAACAATTACTGGAAATTTTTTGTATGGTATTGAGTGCCGTGCAATAGCGCCAAGAATAGCAAACAACTTATTACTTGGAAACGGAACATCTACAGGTTCAAATTACGCCGTTATTTATTGCTATGGAGATGCTACAACGCAACCTACGGGCGGCGCTATTATAGGCAACGTTATTGGCAATAATGGCGTAGCTGGAAAAACAAATACAGGCATTACTATTAACGAATGTACAGACTTTATTGTTGCAGATAATATTATTGGAAACGATGCAAATAGACCTGAAGCGGCTGAATTAGATGTTGGTGTGGCAACGGTAAGCACAACAAACATTCAAATATATAACAATGTGTTTACAAGTTTAAATTTATACGCTTTAAGTTTGCAACCTGGAACAGCTACGCCTGGGTATAACAGCGGAGTTACTTTAATCGCTACAGGAACAGCTACTATTACAGCTGGAACAACTACAGTGACAATTCCTCATGGTTTGCCTAGCAGACCTGTTGTTTCTCAAATTACTTTTTCACCTGTCGGAAACCAGCAAAGTGTTGGTGTGCCTTACCCAGGCGCTACTAGCACAACAAATATTATTGCTAATTTAAGCGCAGCCCCCGCTGCCGATTACACTTTATATTGGAAAGTTGATTTAACAAACGCTGTCAATACTTACACAATAGCGGGTTAATTGCTTGACGAAATAGAATTTAAAGAATATATTTTGCATTAAATCGTACTGGTGCGATACACCAGGGTTTCTTAGGGAAACATCGAAATGGACGAAAGTCAAGAAGTAGTACCAGCGGAAGTATCCGCGCCAGAGCAGGTGGCAACGGCTGCACCTGAACCTGAAGTAACAGCGCCGGAAGCAGTAGAGTCAGCAGTTGAGTCCAAGACCTTCACACAAGAAGAACTAGACGCGGCTATTGGCAAACGACTTGCTAGAGAACAACGTAAGTGGGAAAGAGAACAGGCCGCAAAGCAAGCAGAAATGCAAGCCAAGCAAGCAGTTTCAGCCGAACTCCCGCCTGCCGATAGCATGGATCCTGAGCAATACGCCGATTTATTGGCTGAGCGTAAGGCCCAAGAGCTAATCGCAAGGCGTGAAGAAGCTAAACGGCAAGCCGAACTTCTTGAGTCTTTTCACGAGCGTGAGGAAGAAGCTAGGAATAAATACGACGATTTTGAACAAGTCGCCTATAACCCTAAACTTCCAATCACTAATGAAATGGCTCAGACGATCCAAGCTTCCGAGGTTGGCCCCGATATGGCTTATTACCTAGGGTCTAATCCAAAAGAAGCCGAGCGTATTTCTCGTTTATCGCCACTTTCGCAGGCTAAAGAATTAGGGAAAATCGAGGCTAAGTTAGTCGATAATCCCGTTGTAAAAAAGACTTCGAGCGCTCCAGCACCAATTGCTCCGGTCACGGCGAGATCCACTGGATCGCCAGCAACAGACACGACTGATCCTCGCTCTATTAAGAGCATGAGTACGTCAGAGTGGATTGAAGCTGAACGCCAACGCCAGATCAGGAAGTGGGAAGCGCAGAGAAACCGCTAACTATTTTTTATTAGGAAACTATAATGTCTAACTCGATCTTAACGATTGACATGATTACTCGCAAGGCTCTTGAGATCCTTGAGAATAATCTTGTTCTAACACGTAACGTAAACCGCCAGTATGACGATTCTTTCGCTGTTGAAGGCGCAAAAATTGGTTCTACTCTCCGTATCCGCCTACCAGACCGCGCTTTGGTAACTGACGGTGCCGCCTTGCAAGTTCAAGACGACAACGAACAGTACACAACTTTGACTGTAGCGTCACAAAAGCACATTGGTGTTAACTTCACCTCTGCTGAATTGACAATGCAGTTAGATGACTTTGCTGAGCGTGTATTGAAACCACGTATCTCTCAGTTGGCTTCTTCTATCGACGCTGACGTAGCAAACAGCTACAAGTCTATTTATAGCTCTGTTGGTACTCCTGGCACAACTCCTTCTACTTCTTTAGTGCTTTTACAAGCTCAACAGAAGTTGAACGAAAACGCTGCTGTGATGTCACCACGCTACGCTACTGTTAACCCAGCAGCTAACGCTGGCTTGGTTGAAGGTATGAAAGGTCTGTTTAACCCAACAGATACAATCAGCCGTCAATTTAAGAATGGCATGATGGGTATGGGTGTATTGGGCTTCGACGAAGTTAACATGAGCCAATCTATCAAGCAACACACCAACGGCGACTGGGGTACAGGTATCACTGTTACCACTACGGTTGCTACTCAAGGTCAAGCTACTCTTGGTATTAGCTTCACTGGCTCTAGCAAAACTTGGAACGTTGGTGACGTGTTCACTATCGCTGATTGCTATGCTGTTAACCCACAAACACGTGAGTCAACAGGTAGCTTGCAACAGTTCACCGTAACTGCTGTAGCAACTGGTTCTTCCACAGCTACTTTGAGCATTTCTCCTGCCATCTACACATCAAGCAATGCCTTGGCTACTGTAGACAGCTTCCCAGTTGCAGGTAAAACTGTAACTATGTTGGGTTCTGCTAATGGTCAGTACGCTCAAAACTTGGTTTACCACAAAGATGCGATCACATTTGCGACTGCTGACTTGTTGTTGCCACAAGGCGTTGACATGGCTTCTCGCCAAGTTCACAACGGTATCTCTATGCGTGTTGTACGTCAGTACGACATTAATAACGACCGTTTGCCTTGCCGTATTGACGTTCTGTACGGTTACAGCACAATCCGTCCACAAATGGGTTGCCGTATCTGGGGCTAAACCTAAACGCTCCCGCGCAAGCGGGGGCTTTTTAACATTTTTTAAGGAATTAATATCATGGCACTTCCAAACGGAGCAGGTGGTTATCAAGTAGGTGATGGTAATTTAACCGAGGCGCTATTAAGCGTACAAGCAGCACCAACAGCTTTATCGGCTGACGTAACTTTGACCGCAGCACAGCTAGCTAATGGCTTGTTTACAGTTGACTCATCAGCAGACATTACTGCGACTTTGCCTACTGTAGCTTTGCTAGAAGCAACTGTTAGCAGCGCTAAAGTAAACAGCGCTTTTGACTTTGCAGTTGTAAACGTAGACGCTTCATACCAAGTGACTTTTGCAGTTGGTACAGGCTGGACTATTGTTGGCAGCGCTATTGTTCTTGAATCTACTTCAGGTCAATTCCGCGCCCGCAAAACTGGCGATACTACTTGGACTTTGTATCGTATTGCTTAATGTAATATCCCGCCCTTCGGGGCGGGTCTTTTAAGGAAAAATCATGGCAAATAACAAACCTATTGGTGTTGCTTATTCTGATCCGTTTGTTGATTCGGTTCAGTATAAAACTTACACTGTAGCTCAATTGCCAACAGCTTCCAGTGCTTTAATTGGAACTCGTGCTGTAGTAACTGATTCAAACGCTGCGTCTTACACGGCAGGAATCGGCGCTACTGTGGCTGCTGGTGGTAGTACTGTAGTACCTGTGTTCTGTAACGGCACAAACTGGCTAATCGGCTAAAAACATAGGGGGCGTCTAGCCCCCTATCTAAATAAAGAAAAAATGACAATCTATTTAAAACACCCTGTTCATGGCACCAAAATTGCTACTATGGATTTAGAAGCAGAAAATGATGAACAAAATGGATGGGAACGCTATAATGTAGACACACCAGCCTTGAGCGCTGAAGTGGTCGAAATTGCAGAAGAACCTGCAATCGAAATGGTTGCTGAGGAAGCACCCGTTGTAAACACATTAAAAAAGACACGACGTAAACTTGCTTAATAAGGGGTAGCAATGACCACAGCCAACGATCAAATTAACGGCGCGTTGCGTGTATTAGGTATCTTGGCTGAAGGCGAAACGCCGTCTGCTGCTACTTCTCAAGACGCTTTACAAGCATTAAACCAGATGATCGACTCATGGAATACTGAGCGTTTATCTGTCTTTGCCACGCAAGATCAAATCTGTATGTGGACGCCTAACCAAAGAACTAGGACTTTAGGCCCGACAGGCGATTTTGTCGGCAACCGTCCTATTTTGGTAGATGATGCGTCTTATTTCCGTGATCCTGCTAATAACATCTCGTTTGGCATCAAACTGATTAATCAGCAGCAATATGATGGTATTGCGGTTAAAACGGTGACTTCTACTTATCCACAAGTGATGTGGGTAAACATGGACTTCCCTAATATCACCATGACGGTTTATCCCGTCCCTACCAAACTGCTTGAGTTTCATATTGTGTCGGTACAAGAATTGATGAGCGTACCTAGCTTATCTACTGACATTTATATGCCACCAGGCTATTTAAGAGCATTTAAATACAATTTAGCGTGTGAGATCGCTACAGAGTTCGGTATCGAGCCGCCACCGAATGTGGCTCGTATTGCTATGACTTCTAAGCGCAATCTCAAGCGTATCAATAATCCTGACGACATTATGGCTCTGCCTTACAGCATCGTAGCGACTCGTCAGCGCTTTAACATCTTTGCCGGTAATTACTAGGATTAACTATGTCAAACGTAACCATATCTCAACTACCAGTAGCTGCTTCAGCATCTGCGGGCGATGCAATACCTGTTCAGCAAGGTGTTATCACTAAACAATTATCTGTTAATACTTTATTTACAAACGCTACTTTAACTACCCCTGCGCTTGGTACACCTTCCTCTGGCACTCTTACTAATTGCACAGGGCTACCCTTAACTACAGGCGTTTCTGGTGTTTTGCCAGTTGGCAACGGCGGCACTGGGATTAGCAGTTTAGGTGCAGGCGTTGCTACATTCTTAGGCACACCTTCTTCGGCTAACTTAGCCGCCGCTGTAACAGGTGAAACAGGCTCAGGTGCTTTGGTGTTTGCTACAAGCCCTACATTAGTAACCCCAATTCTAGGTGCCGCTAGTGCAACATCGCTTGTTTCAGGCTTGATTGCCAATACTGCGGTTGCAGGAACAATTGCTTCAGCCGCTACGATTGCGCCTACAGCGCCAGTTACCATTATTTCAGGCACCGCTGCCATCGTAACAATTACTGCACCTGCGCCTATTTCGACTACTGGAGGCACAATCACCTTTATCCCTACAGGCGCTTTTACTTGGACAACCGCAGGCAATATTGCTCTTGCAGGCACCGCTGTAGTTAGTCGGGCATTAACTTTTACGTTTGATGCCACTACAACTAAGTGGTATCCGTCTTATGTCTAAAGGGGTTTAATATGCTAACGCCCATCTTAGGACAAGCGTATGTAGCTCGAAGTGTTAATGCAGCGGATAACCGCATGATTAACCTATTTCCTGAAGCCGTCCCCGAAAATGGCTATACAGGTGGGTTTCTTAATCGCGCCCCAGGCTTGCGTAAAATTACTACCGTTGGCACTGGCCCGATCCGTGGGCTTTGGACGCATACAACCAACGGCGTAGACGCCTATGTAGCATCAGGCAATGAATTTTATAAAATTTTGCCTGACTTTACTGCTACTAAATTAGGCAATATTAGCGGTACTGGCCCCGTGTCTATTGCCGATAACGGTACGCAAATATTTATCGCTTGTGGTGCTAAAGCGTACGTTTACACCGAGCCAACCAATACGTTTGTTGAAATTACCGACCCTGACTTCTTTGGCGCTGAAACCGTTTGCTACATTGACGGTTACTTTGCTTTCAATCAGCCAGGAACACAGATTATCTGGGTTACCGGCATTTTTGATGGCACGTCGATTAACCCATTAGCTTTTGCGGCTGCTGAAAGTACGCCTGACGAAGTGGTAGCCGTGGTATCTAATAACCGTGAAGTATGGGTTTTTGGTACAGGCACTACTGAAGTTTGGTATGACGCCGCCACTACACCGTTTCCTTTAGCTCCAATTCAAGGCGCTTATAACGAAATTGGCTGTATTGCCAAATCATCTATTTGCAAGCTAGATAACAGCCTATTTTGGCTTGGCGCTGATCCACGGGGCTATGGCATCGTTTATCGCAACCAAGGCTACACAGGCAAACGTATCTCTACTCATGCCATTGAGTATGCTATTCAGCAGTATGGTGACGTTTCTGACGCTGTTGCCTACACTTATCAGCAAGAAGGTCATGCGTTCTATGTAATAGCGTTTCCGACTGCTGGCAAGACTTGGGTATATGACGTATCTACAGGAGCTTGGCACGAACGTGCTAGCTGGGAAAACGGTAGCTTTACCCGCCATCGTAGCCAATGCCAAATGAGCTTTGATAGCCAAACCATCGTAGGTGACTATGAAAATGGCAATTTATACGCTTTTGATTTAGATGTATACGCTGATAATGGCGATACGCAAAAGTGGTTACGCTCTTGGCGTCCTATTCCTGAGAACCAAAACAACCTTAATCGTACGGCTCAACATGGTTTGCAATTAATGTGCGAATCAGGCGTAGGCTTAAACTTAGGCCCAACTAGCGACCCTACTATTGCTTTCTTTGCTGTAACAGACATATATAGCTCAACCGTAAATAATGTCGTAACTAATTCAGGCGACTATTTAATCTTTTCTATGACTACCGTTCCTTCTGGAACTGCTGATGGACAAGGTGAAAATCCAGAAGCGATGCTTCGTTGGTCTGACGATGGCGGTCATACGTGGTCAAGTGAACATTGGACTCAAATGGGCCGTATTGGTCAATATGGCTTTAGAGCGTTTTGGCGTCGTCTTGGCATGACGCTGAAGTTGCGCGACCGTGTCTATGAAGTGTCTGGCACTGATCCTGTAAAGATCGTTATTACAGGTGCTAACCTTATTGTAAGCCCGACTAGCAGATAATGGCACTTCCTGACATCACCAAGATCCCAGCGCCTAGAACGCCGTTGTTTGATGAAAACACAGGTGATGTTACGCCTGCTTGGTATCGTTTTTTCTACAACTTATTTAGCTTTACAGGCAGCGGCGGCGATGGCGGTGTACCTGTCAACCGTGGTGGCACAGGTCAGACTAGCTACACCGATGGTCAACTGCTGATCGGTAATAGCATAGGCAATACGCTTAACAAGAACACCCTAACACCAGGTCAAAACATTGGCATCACCAATGGTCATGGCACGATTGAAGTAGCTTTTGATGGTGTCTTGCCTATAGTCAATGGCGGTACAGGTGCTGATAACGCTACTGACGCTAGAGCTAACTTAAGCGCCGCTAAGTCAGGGGCTAACTCTGACATTACATCTATGTCTGGGCTTACTGGCCCCATTCAAACGCCGACTTATATTGACTTTGATACTAGCGTTACTGTTACTCATCAAATCGGACGTGTTAACTGGAACGATGTAGACCAAACGCTTGAGATAGACCAAGAATACGGCGTTATTCAACAAGTAGGGCAAGAAACCTACGCCCGCGTTCAGAACAATACAGGCGTTACTATCCCCAACGGAGCGGCGGTGGGCTTTGTTGGGGCTACGACTGACGCTTTAAACGTGGCGCCTTACCTAGCAGATGGGTCATCCCCAAGCTTATATATCTTGGGCATTATGACCCATGACTTACCCGACTCAGGGGATAAAGGATATTGCACCACTTGGGGTTTTGTACGTGGGGTAGATACTAGCGCTTTTACCCAAGGCGATGTTTTATACGTATCTCCTAGCGTAGCTGGTGAACTAACTAATGTAAAACCTACGGCGCCTGATAATGTCATTCCTATCGCTGCTTGCATAGAATCAGACGCTACAAACGGCGTTATATTTGTACGCCCAACCATTACTCAAATGCAGTATTACGGGGTGTTTTCTAAAACTTCTGACCAAACCCCAGCAGTAATTAATACTGCTTATGCGCTTACTTTTGACGCTACGGGCATTAGTAACGGCGTCACAATCGGTACACCTACATCAAGAATTGTCGTTCCTCAGTCTGGGTTGTATCAGTTTAGCGCTACAGTACAAATTACTAGCGGTAACACTTCAGCTAAGAATGTATGGGTTTGGTTTAGAAAAAATGGCACCGATATTGCCAATTCTGCACGGTTAGTGACTATTAACATTAACAACGGATATGTACCTATCGCTGTTAATCAACCAGTATCTTTAGCCGCTAATGAGTATATAGAGATTATGTTTGCCGCCGATGACACTGCCATAACAATTGACACTGTAGCCTCTACCGCTTTTGCGCCCGCTGCACCTGCGGTAGTATTAGAAGTCACACAGGTACAACAATAATGACGCAATTAACAGCCATTACAGAACAAAAAATTCAGACTTTAGAAGCTGAATTTTTAAAGCAACCGCAGGCAGACTGCCCTGTAGTGCATCGGTTTGGCCCAGGAATCTATATTCGTGAGGTAACAATCCCTGCGGATACGTTCTCAATTGGTCATCGTCAGACTACAACGCACCTCAATATCATGCTTGCAGGGCGCGTAACGATGGTTAACGAAGATGGCTCACATACTGAGCTAGTAGCGCCGCAGACCTTTGTGGCAGGCCCAGGACGCAAGATTGGCTATATCCACGAAACAATGGTGTGGCAAAACGTCTACGCTACAGATGAAACTGACGTAGAAAAGCTAGAAGCCATGTTTTTAGATAAAAGCGCTACTTGGCAAGAAAGTCAGAAAAACCAACAGTTATTGCTGTCTTTTGACCATTCTGAAGATATTGCAGACTATTACGCCGCTATTGCCGAATACGGCTTTGACCAAGAAACAGTGCAAGCGCAAGTACAGAATTTAGACGATCAGATTGATATGCCGTATGGCAATTACAAGATGATGGTCGCGCCTTCAAATATTGAAGGTAAGGGTGTTTTTGCCACAGGAAATATTGAAGCGGGCGAAATAATTGCCCCTGCTCGTATCGCTGGCAAACGTACGCCCGCAGGAAGATTTACAAATCATGCAAAAAATCCCAACGCCAAGATGATTTTGTTAGATAATGGCGATGTAAACTTGGTAGCAGTTGTGCCTATCGTCGGTTGTAAAGGCGGTAATTTGGGTGAAGAAATCACAATTGATTACCGTCAGGCGTTAAGCCTAGCAATAAGGAGAAATTAATATGTCTGGAGTCGCAACAGCCATTGTAGGAGGCGCCGTAGTCGGCGGTTATTTGACGTCCCAAGCGTCTAAAAGCGCTGCACAAACGCAAGCCGACGCAGCTAATAGAGCAACGGACGCGCAAGCCGCCGCATTAGAGCGTCAGCTAGAGCTACAAAAACCTTTTACAACCGCAGGTACAACTGCGGTTAATCAGTTATCTAAGATGACCCAACCTGGCGGTGCGGCTACTAAAGAGTTTGCTTACGCGCCATTTAGCTACAATCAATATACTGACCCAGGTACCCAGTTCCGCGTACAACAAGGTCTTAACGCCATGAACGCTACTGCGGCGGCTAGAGGCGGTTTGATTTCTGGTAACGCCCTTAAAGCAGGTCAAGATTATGGGCAAGCGCAAGGTTCACAAGAGTACGGCGCTGCGTTTAATCGTTATTTGCAAAACTATGCCAATGCTCAAAATACGTTTCAAATGAACCGTAATAACTTGTTAGACCCACTTAAATTCTTGACTAACATCGGTCAAGCAGGCGCAAGTAATCAAGCAGCTAACGTAGGCTCTTTTGGTAGTTCACAAGCGGCTAACATTACTGGCGCGGCTAACGCTCAAGCCGCAGGTCAAATTGGTTCTGCTAATGCTTATGCCAACGCTATTGGTCAAGGTATTGGTGGATATCAAATGAATCAATTGATTAATCGATCTGCCTATAACAGCCCAAGTAGTAGCTATTTTGGTTCAAATAGTAGTGGCCTTGGCGCTGGTGAAGGCTACGCTGGTATGAACGCTGAACTTGGTTTAGTTTAAGGAATAAATATGCCAATTGATCCAAATATCCCCTTACAAGCTAAAGGTGTTCAACTACCTACACCTGAAAGCCAACTTAACATGATGGCTTCTGCCGCTAAGTTAAATGAATATACCCGCAGCGTTGACGAACAAAACGCGTTACGTGACTTAATTAAATCGGGCGTAGATATTAAATCGCCTGAAGCGCGTCAAAAAATGTACGAAATTTCACCTGATTTAGGTATGAAATTTGAAAAAAGTCAGGCTGAACTTAATAAAACAGCTTTAGAAGGTAAAAAATTAGGCTACGAAACTAAAGCTAAACAATTAGAAGTGCAACGTGAACAGTTCGCCAACTTAACTTTTAACCCTTCTAACGCCAACGTAACAGCGCATATTGAAGATAGCGTGCTAAAAGGCGAACTTCAACCTGCACAAGCGCAAGCATTATTGCAACAAGTAATGCCAATGAACGCGGCGCAACGTAAGCAATTCTTTACTGATATGGGTGTTAAAGCTGAAACACGCTTTCAAGGTGAAATTTCTAAGCGTGGTCAAGATATTAGCGCCGCTACAGCGCGTCGTGGTCAAGACCTTGCTTACAATCCTGAACTTCAAGGTCGTATTGAAGAAGCTAAAGTGCTTGGTAAAGCTCGTGGTGAAGAATTAACTGCGCCTGTTAAAGACATTCAAGCTAACGTCAAAGCGCTTAAATCCGCTGGTTACGATCCTGAAACTGGTAAAGACTCTATCTCAGAGCTTATCGGCAAGTCCACAGGTAGTTTTGTTGGCGCAGGTACAGACTTGGCAGCACGTTCTGTAGGTATCAGTACAGGCGGTGCTAAAGCTATTGCAGCGCTTAAAACTTATGAATCCAAACTTACGCAAGACTTGCTTGGCGGCAAGATGGGCGCTGGCATTTCCAACGCGGATCGCGACTTCATTGTGGCAGGTATTGGTCAAATTGCTGACCCAACCCTGCCTGTAGAAACACGTCAAGCGGCTTGGAACGCTGTTAAAGAACGTATGCGTGTAGCTGGCATGGTGCCTGCACCTAAAGGTGAAGCAACTGGGCCTATTGCTACTCAATCTGGCGCATCTGTAAGTAACTGGTAAAAGGACAAATATGCCACGCGACATTACTGTTACGTTCGGCGATGGCACAAGTCACGTCTATAAAGGCGCGCCTGATGACATCTCACCTGACATGGTGCAAACTCGCGCCCAAAAAGAGTTTAATAAACCCGTAATTAACCTAGATGGCGGTAGAGCGCCGGCACGAGCTAATGTAGGCGCAGAAATACCCGAATGGGGCAAAGAAAACCCACGTTTGTACGCTGCGGCAGTTAAAGCCCGTGAAGTTGCTGGGCCAACAATTGAAGCGTTAGGCGCAGCAGGCGGCGGTATGCTTGGCGCACCTTTAGGGCCAGCAGGCGTTGTTGGTGGTGCAGGGCTAGGATATGGTATTGCTAAAGAAGGTCTAACTGCGGCTGATGTAGCGTTAGGCTTACGCAAGCCACGCACTACTGAGCAATTAGTTACTGAACCCGCACGTAACGTATTAGAAGGCGCAACGTATGAAGCAGGTGGTCAAGCCGTAGCACCTATTCTTGCTAAAGGCGTAGAAGCCGTTGGTAGAGGTATGGGTAAACTTGCTGATATTCGTCAGATCCCGCTACAACGCGCCGCTAATATTGCCAAAGGCTCTGTTGGTGAAACTGACGCTGTTATTAACGCATTACGCGCCGCCGAGCCAGGCACAACTCCTGCCAACGCTTTAGCCGCCGCAGGATTGAACGAACCTACTGCTCAGGCATTGCTACGCCGTGCAGCCGCTAGAGATCCTAAGTTCTTTACTGACTTGGCTAAAGCCGAGGACGCTAAGACTTTTAATGCGCTTGCTAAGATTGCTGGTGGCGAAACACAGACGGCGGCTCGTACAGCCCAAGCAGGTGCTAAGAATGTATTGAACGAAGCGCTTATCCCTACACTTGAAACAGAGCTTGGCGCCGCTAATATTGCAGGTAAACTCAAGCCTAAGCTTGAAAGTCAAGCTAAGACGATGGCTGATGTTGCTGCGTCTAAAGTCGAAGATGTACGACGTATGACCGCCGCAGGGCAACGTGCAGGCGACATGGCTAGAGCGCAAATGATTGAGAAAAACTTGCCTGTAGGCGCTGCTAAATACAGCTACATGGGTGAGTTGGCTAATAAGGCTGATGAAGTCGCTAACCAAGCCGCTAACGCATCATTGCCGTTTGGTGAAGCTGCAAGGTTTAGTCAATCGGCTGCTGATAGCCTAGCGTCACATGGTCTTAAACCGCTACGCGCAGAACCAATCATGGCTAGCTTAGATAACATTTTGGCTAACCCACGCTTTGCTGGCGCTGATGAACTATCGACAACGGTGCGTCAACTCAAGAATGACATTGCTCAATGGCAAAACGCAGGTGGCGTAATCGACGCATGGGCGTTAGATAGCATCCGTAAGAACTCCGTCAATGCTGCCGTACGTCAGCTATCGGCTGATCCTAAGCAACAAAAGCAACTTGCAGCCAAGGTAATGACCGAAGTTAAGCCACTATTAATCGGCGCTGTTGAAGAAGCAGGTGGTACAGGCTATGGCAAGTATTTGTCAGATTACGCCGCAGGTATGCAAAAGATTGGTCAAGCCAAGCTTGGCGCTAAAGCATTGGATTTTTATAGAACGGCGCCTAACCAGTTTGTTGATTTGGTTGAGGGCAATTCTCCTGAAGTCGTAGAAAAGCTATTTGGCCCAGGAAGCTACGATATTGCCAAAGAGATGAGCCAAGACGCTATGACTGCGCTAACTAAAGCAGGTAAGCAAGTGCGTGTTGCTGAAGAAATTGGCAAGCAGGCTACAGCCGGTGAGCAAGCGTTGGTAGATTTAATTAAAGAAAACCTGCCTTCTTTCCGTTTACCTAACATTTTCAGTATTGCAGCGACCACAACTAACAAAGCGCTTGACGCTGTTGAGAAAAAGCTTGGCAAAGCAACTATGGACACGCTAACTGAAGCGGCTAAAACTGCGTCTAGTTTTGAAGATTTATTAAAAGTATTGCCTGCAACTGAGCGTAATCGTGTTCTTAAAGTGTTATCAAATGCTCAAACATGGCAAGTTTTACCTAAGGGCACTCAAGGCGCTGCTATTATTGGTGTTGAAGAAGCAACCAAAAACGCATTAAAACCTGAACAAAACAAAAACGCTTTAGCGAGGTAAGCATGGATTGGCAATACTTATTCAATCTTGTAGGGGGAGGTTTTGCCATCGGAATTGGATGGTGGTGCCGTCAAATATGGGACTCCGTTAATAAGCTGAAAGAAGATGTCAAACAGATTGAGATTGATTTGCCTACCCATTACATCAAAAAAGATGAGATCAAAGAGCGTTTTGATCGTATTGAGCTACTAATTGACAAATTGTATGAAAAACTTGAGCAAAAGGCGAACAAATGATTGAGTTTATGAAGCAGATCACCAAGTCACGCACCATGATGTTTGCGCTAGCGTTAGCGGTGTTTGGCGTGATTGAGATGCAAGCACAAGTATTTGCCAAGTATCTTACCCCCGAAATGTTTGGCGCTTTTAACATTGTTATTGGCGTTATTGTCGGTGTACTGCGTGTGCTAACCACCATGCCTTTAGACAAAAAATGACTCTATATGCAAGACTCGCAATTCTGGCTAGTATTTTTGTGGCTGGTTTGTTTTTGGGCTGGCGTTATGAGCATGGGAATTTGGTGGCCTACAAAGCAGAAGTTGAAGCGGTGGCTAAAGTTCAAGAAGCCAAAAACGAATCAATCCAAAAGCAACAAGCCCTTGTCAACAAAGGAATAGAAAATGAATTTCAAGCTAAGTTGGGTGCCTTGCGTAATCGTTATGACAGGGTGCAGTACACCAGTGGCAGTCAATTGCCCACCCTTTCCAACCCCACCGAAAAGCCTAATGGCACCACCGCCAACTTTACCCTTGATTGCGCCATCACCACGCAACAATTAGTTTCTCTCCAAGATTGGATTAAAGAGGTCACAGCGATTAAATGAATGAAGATATTTTAGTAAAGCTAGGTATTGACCCTAAATGGGCAGAACCGTTGCAAAAAGCCTTTGATCGTTACGACATTTCAACACCTAAGCGCCAAGCACATTTTATCGGTCAATGCGCCCACGAGTCGAATAACTTTAAAACACTAGAAGAAAATCTTAATTACAGCGCCCAGGCGCTCATGCGTACATGGCCTAGCCGTTTTCCTGAAGATAATATTGCCGAGCAGTTTGCTTACAACCCTCAAAAAATAGCCAATAAAGTCTATGCAGGGCGCATGGGCAACACGCAAGAAGGCGATGGCTGGCTATTTCATGGGCGTGGCTTGATTCAGCTTACAGGGCATGACAACTATGCTGCGTTTGCTAAAGCTAGCGGGGTCGACTGCGTACGCAATCCTGAGCTACTTTTAGAACCTGATAACGCTTGCTTATCCGCAGCGTGGTTTTGGAATAAACACGGTTTAAATCAGCTATCAGACATCGGGGATATTGTGACGATCACCAAGCGCATTAACGGCGGTTTGTTAGGGCTTGATGACCGTGTGGCTAAGACTAATAAAGCGCTAGCTTTACTTAATACGTGATACCTTAGCTTTACGAAGCACTTGTTCATAGGCTTCTTTTGCGCCGTCATCTAAATTACGCAACGGCAAGTTTTGGTAATACTTCCATTTATCTCGGTATTCTTGTAGTTCTGATGGTGGTGTCCATCCATTCATTCTCCAGCGAATCATAATATCGGTACCTGGTGCTGTCCAAATATGTTCGTTCATGCTTATCTCCCAAAAATTGAGTCGTACATTGGTGTTAAAGACTGCGCTGGCGGGGTATACACAGGCACCGCGGGCGCCATTACCGTGCCAACAGCTTGACCTTGTGGGCCATAAACGTAGGTAGTGTTGCCAGACTGCATGGCAGTACCAAGACTTTGACCTTGTGGGCCGTAAAAATACTGCGTATTACCTGACTGCTGAACCGTACCTAAACTTTGCCCTTGGGCGCCGTATAGGTAGGTTGTTTGAGCTGTAGCTAGGCTACTTACCGCACTCATTGCTATGATTAATTTCTTCACTGTACTGTCCTTTCGTTTTGTTTAATTCACGATATGCTTGTATCGCTGTTTTTACATCTAAGCGTAGATAGTGCAACTCTACGTACAACTCTTGGCACAACTGCTCCAAATTCTCTCGTTTCCAGGTTGAAAATTCTGGTACTTTCATGGTTTAACCGCTAAATTCAATATTTCAAGGCGCTCACGTGATACACGTAAGGTGTTATAGCGCTGATGAAGTCGTTGCAAAACCGATGCACGGCGCTCACCATGCTTTTCTGCTTGCAACAAAGACAGCACTTCTTCTTCGTTCATTAATGACAACTGGCTATTTAAGGCTCGCCAACTTAGCTTCTTCATTCTTAATCCTCTCTTTTAACGCCTTAATCTCATCAATCGTCTTGGTCAACGCCCTAGCAGCGGTGCCATAATTACGCACACGAATGACAGATTCGGCTTGTTTAGCCTTTAGTTTAGCCTTTAAGCTGAGTAGTCTTTTCACTTTGCAACCTTTCTATTTCTTTAATCAAATCACGGATCATTAGCTCGATATTGGTATTTGGCGCATATTCGGCAATATCATCGGCTAGCTTTTTAGCATCGTCTAATAACGGCATTTCTTCTCCTATTTCAATATTCCCCGCAAAAGGGATGGGTTCAATCATTTCAATTCCTCAAGTGCAATGTCACTAATAGCTCTTTTATCGTTTAGAGCCGCCCAAATACGCTCATCAATAGTCTTATTGGTAAGCAATAAATACACCCATACATCATGTTTTTGACCGCTACGGTGCAGTCTGCCTACAGTTTGCTCATACAACTCAAGGCTCCAAGGCAATGATACAAAGACCATTTTGTTGCCGCCATGCTGTAAATTCAGCCCATGACCGGCTGACTTAGGGTGAATTAATAGCAACTCGACCTTGCCATCATTCCAACGCTCGATGGCTTTATGGTCGTTGATCGTCTGGGCGTGAGGATAGCGACGCTTGAGTTCAGCCAATTCCTCAACGTAGTTGTAGACGATGATGGTGTTGTCGTGTTGGTTCTCGTCAAGCAATTCGTCTAGCAGGTCAAACTTATGGGTGCTAAACCAAATCGGCGTTTGAGTCACATTCATGCGTCCTGGCGTGTCAGATGCCGTTGTAGTTGTTTCGTAGACCCAACCACCTGCCATCTGTTGCAACTTGCCTGTGGCTACACCTGCGTTGACGGCGGTAATCTGCACGTCTTTGAACTCAATCACAAAGTCCTTTTTCATCTTCTCGTATGGGGCGCGGTCAACCAAGTCACACTTCATCTCAACCACATGGCATGGTGGCAGCTTGTCAGCGTACTCACCTGCGTCTAGCAAGAACGTAGCAGGCTTGATACGAGCCATGACTTGCGCCAACGAGCCGACACGTGGCTCCCATTCACCAAAGTCTTTATTGACTAGGACAAAATATTGCTGCATAAACGCGCCTTTGGCACGTCCCAATAGCTCTTGGTTGATGATCTTGCATTGACCAAACACATCCTCTAAGCCGTTGGATGTAAACGAGCCTGTAAGCCCCCAACGGATGTTGATGGCGTCTACCACCTTAGCCAACGCTTTAAAGCGCTTGCCTGACGGATTCTTGAGCTTGGTTAGTTCATCAAACACGATGCCGTCAAAGTCTAGCTTTTGTTCAGCTAGCCATTGAATGTTGTCGTAGTTGGTAACTACTACGGGAAAACCCGAATGTAGGGCTTGAGCGCGTTGCGCTGGTGTACCAACTGCAACGGCTAGTGGCATATCAGTAGCCCACTTAGGCTGCTCTACAGGCCACACGTCAGTGCAGACCCGCTTAGGAGCTAGCACAAGCCAGCGTTTAACAAAACCATAGCGCAACATATCTTGCATGGCTGTGAGCGTTAAAGCAGTTTTCCCTGCGCCTACAGGAGCAAGGATCATGGCACGATCGTTCTCATATAAGAAGTCGGCTGCTTTTTCTTGGTAATCACGTAATTTCAAAATGGTGCCTCACCTAGTAACTTGTACAAGTCTGGTTTAAGGGCGCGTGGTTTAATTACCACAAACCAACCTTGTTGGCAAAAAGCAATAGCTTCTTGGCGTGTGTTAAACAAACGCAACATAGCGCCTGTTTCGTCTTTGACGATATATCTCATAGTGGATTGCTCACTTGTGCCACCCATTCATTAATCTGTTGTTTTGACCACAAACAAGCATAGTTTTGCTTCAGTGCAATAATGTCCTCAGCAAATACTTCTTGAAGTGCGGATAGACGGCCTTGTGGGGCTTTAAGTTCTACAAACCATGTCTGCCCGTCAGGTAGGCAAGCCACCCTGTCAGCCACGCCACGCATGGTCATAGACTTGAACTTATAGGATTTACCACCTATAGATTCGACTGCCCACATAAAGTATTTTTCGATTTCTTTTTCATTCATGTAAAAAAGTTTAGCACATAAATAAAATCTGTGGTAAAGTTTAATCTCAGTCAACTAAAGTAAAGGAAACAACATGAAGCACAGTTCAGTAGTCGGCGGCTCTACCGCCAAGCGGGTTATCAATTGCCCAGGCTCAGTCAAGCTAGTTGACTTGATGCCACCTAAGCCATCATCCAAATACGCTGACGAAGGTACTCTTTGCCACAACGTCATGGATTTAATTCTGAATGGGCATAAGCCTGAAGAATTGCTTGGCATGAAGTACGAAGATCAAGAGTTATCGCAAGAATTGCTTGAGCGTAAGATTTATCCTGCACTTGCGTTGTTAGATGAAGTCGACCCCAACAAGGAAATGGAATATGCAACAGAAACACGCGTCGGGTTTGGCGACTTCTTGCCTGATGTATTTGGCTCTACTGATTTACTTGGTCGTATCGGTAATCGTGCTTTTGTTCTTGATTGGAAGTTCGGTGATGGTGTGGCTGTGGAAGCAGAGGAAAATCCTCAGCTGATGTTCTACGCTGCTGCCGCTATGCGTACGCCTGAAGTCAAATGGGTGTTTGATGGCGCCGAAGAAATTGAAATGATTATTGTGCAACCCCCAAGCGTCAAGCGTTGGGTAACCAATAAAAAGCGCATCCAAGCATTTGAACTAGAGCTAGCTACTGCCGTTAAAATTGCAGGTATGCCTGACGCACCGCTAAAGACTGGCGACCATTGCCGTTGGTGCGCTGCCAAACCTACTTGTCCTAAGATGACAGGCGCTGTTGAGCGAGCCTTACACGCTCAGTTAGATATACTCAATGTTGAGCAGATCAGCCAATACTTAGCTAAAGCTGACTTGCTTGAGCAATGGATTGCTGATACAAGAGCATTAGCGCATCAAATTTTGGAAGCAGGTAAGCCTGTTCCTGGCTACAAGTTAGTAGCCAAACGAGCTACCCGTCAATGGGTAGATGAAAATAGCGCCCTTGTTGCTATGATGAACATGGGTGTGGACGAAACTGAACTGACTGAAACATCTATCATTTCTCCTGCAAAAGCTGAGAAGGTGCTTAAAAAGCATAAGCTTGCTTTGCCAGAGGGTGAGGTCGTAGCAGTTAGTACAGGCAGTACGTTGGTACCGGAGAGCGATCCCCGCCCAGCGGTTTTACAAATCGGGCAGCAACTCACCGCAGCCCTTTCTAAACTTCAATAAAGAAAGAATCAAATCATGTCAAATATCACTACATTCTCAGGTGCAAATTTACCTTCAGTAAAGTCCCTAGCAACAGCGTTGCGTACCATTGAAACTGATGTCGGCGGTGCAGGCACCGTCATTATCAAGATGGACAAAACAGGTCATTGGGTTTTCGGTGCAGATCAGACCGAGATCGAAGATGACTCAACTTGGGCAGTTAACCCTTTCTCATTCGTTCATGGTTACATTGCATGGGGTGATGGCGAAGTGTTGGCTGAAAAGATGGGTAGCGTAAGCCAGCCATTGCCTGAACTCGAAGCAGCGCCTCCTGGTGCTAAAAAGGGTTGGGAAACTCAAGTAGGTTTTTCTATGAAGTGTCTTGATGGCGCTGACAAAGACATGGAAGTGCGCTACACCACAACATCTGTTGGCGGTAAGAAAGCAGTTCAAGCCTTAGCAGTGGCAATCGCAACGCAAGTAGAGAAAGATCAATCTAAGCCAGTTCCAGTGGTTGAGCTTGGCAAAGAGCATTACACCCACAAGTCGTATGGCCGTATCTTTACCCCTATTTTCAAAGTATTGGAATGGGTTGGTATGGATGGTGAAGCACAAGCGGAAAAAGCGCCTGCAATTGAGGCGCCTGAAGCGGAAGCGGCTGCACCAGCACGTCGTCGTCGCGGGTAACTAACAGGGGTGGTTGACACTATTCAGCTCTATGGCTCGTCGAGATTTCAGACTAAAAAGACTGCCACCCCACCCATAAAGTACAGTAAAGGACAATAAGAATGAAAATGGATATAGTTGCTGGAAGTCAAAATGATGAGTTTTACACCCCAAGCTACGCAGTAGAACCTTTGTATGAGTTTATAAAGCCTAATAGCACTATTTGGTGTCCTTTTGATACAAACAATAGCTTGTTTGTTAAGTTGCTATTTAGCCAAGGCCATAGGGTAATTAACACTCATTTGGAAACAGGTCATAACTTCTTTGAAGTTGAGCCTATAGAGTGTGATTACATAATATCTAACCCACCATATTCATTAAAATATGAAGTGTTTGCTAGATTGTTTGAGATTGGTAAGCCATTTGCTATGCTTGTAGGGGTAGTAGGTTTATTTGAAAGCCAAAAGCGGTTCAATTTATTTAAAAATAATGATTTTGAAATTCTTTACATGAATAAACGAATTTCATATTTTAAAGATTACAACGACCAAAAACCTAGCTTAAACCCGCCTTTTTCAAGCGTTTATTTAACTAGCAAAATGTTACCTCAGCAAATTGTTTTTAGAGAAGTAATCAAATGAGTATCCTTTGGCTTGACTACGAAACACGCTCACGGTGCGATCTACGCAGTCGTGGCTCTTACAACTACGCTCGGGATCCAAGCACCCAAGTCATTTGTATGGCGTATGCCTTTGATGATGAGGACGTACAACTATGGACGCCTGACCTACCCTTTCCCAAGCGCATAGGGCAACACTTCTTTAACGATGGTCAGATCAGGGCGCATAACGCAGGCTTTGACCGCCTCATTACTGAGTATGTCTTGTGCCAAGATTACAAAGTACCGACGCCTGTATTGACGCAGTGGTATTGCACCGCAGCGCAAGCACGGGCTAACTGCGCTCCAGGCTCACTCGAGGATGTTGGTCGCTTTGCTAGCACCTCAATGCGTAAGGATCACCGAGGCAATCAATTGATCCGTTTGTTGTGTATCCCCAAAGCTGATGGTACATTCAATACAGACCCCACCTTGTTGGCAGAAATGGGTAATTACGCCTTGCAAGACGTGCGAACCATGCGAGCCATCTCACAAGCCTTGCGCCAACTGTCCCCTGACGAATTATTGGATTACCATGTCAATGAGCGCATTAATGATCGTGGCGTGTTACTAGATAAGCCCTTGTGCGAAGCCGCAGTGCGCTATGCTAGCGATGAAGCGCAAGAGATTGAGCAAATCGTTGCCGAAGTGACCGAGGGTGAGATCACTTCTGTTCGCAGCCCTAAGATGCGTGAGTGGGTCTTAGCGCGAGTGGGCGATGAAGCTAAAAAACTAATGGAAGTGTATAAAGATGGCGACAAGAAATATTCGATCGACAAGTCAGTTCGAGCTAACTTACTTATTTTTGCTGAAGAAAACCCCGACCAAATACCGCCGGAAGTTGCAGATGTTATCCAATGTGCGGACGACCTATGGGCGTCTAGTGTTGCGAAGTTCAACCGATTAAAGGATTTAGCAGATGAAGAAGATCACCGAGTTCGTGGGGCGTTTGTGTTCGCTGGTGGGTCAGCCACAGGTCGGGCAAGTAGCTATGGCGCCCAAGTCCACAACTTCACCCGAAAGTGCGCTAAGGATCCTGATGCCGTTAGACAAGCTATGGTTAGAGGCCACGCAATTGTCCCTACCTTTGGAAAGCGGGTCACCGACGTACTCAAGGGAATGTTACGCCCCGCCCTTATCCCAAGCGCAAATAAATCACTTGTTGTCGCTGACTGGTCGGGCATTGAAGCGCGAGTCAATCCTTGGTTATCAAATTGTGAATCGGGAATGGAAAAGCTATTTCTCTTTGCACGAGGCGAGGACGTCTATAAAGTTAACGCGTCCGCGACTTTCCACGTCCCCGTTGCCGAGGTTAGCTCAGATCAAAGGCAAATTGGTAAAGTCCAAGAGCTAGCTTGTGGCTTTGCAGGGGGTGTGGGCGCGTTTGCGGCGATGGGTAGGGCATACGGTATCTTGTTACCTGAACCACAAGTCAAACGCATGGTTGCAGGTTGGCGCATGGCAAACCCTTGGGCGGTTCCTTATTGGCAAGACCTAGAAGAAGCGTATACAAGGGCGATGCGTAACAAAGGGCATGAGTTTAGCGCAGGTAGGGTAACTTATATGTACGATGGGCAACATCTTTGGTATGCTTTACCTTCTGGGCGCGTTCTTTGCTATCCATACGCTAAATTAGAAGCTGATGGTGTTACCTACGCTAAAGCAGCATGGAAACCCGCAGCCGATGCAAAAGAATGGCCTAGAGCAAGATTATGGAAAGGTTTAGCCTGTGAAAACATCACCCAAGCGGTCGCCAATGATTTACTTAGACATTCTTTACGTCAATTGGATGATGTTATTCTTCACGTCCATGATGAAATTGTGGTCGAGTGCAAAACCGAAGAAGTAGATGAAGTAATAAAAGAGATGCAAGACGTGATGTGTACACCGCCTGATTGGGCTAAGGGAATCCCCCTTGGTGTAGAAATTCACGCAATGCAAAGATACGGTAAATAAATAAAAAGCCCCCTAGTGATGAGCTAGGGGGCAAACCTCACGAAAGGTAGTCCAGATGAACTTTTTAGAATATATCACGAACTTAGCACCAGAGGGCGAAACTGCCCTTGTTGTACGCCAAAAACCACAACTCGATGGCAACGGGCAACTGCAAACCCATGCTGATGGCACGATCAAATGCACTTGGCCTGCGTTCCTGCCAACTGCCAAGGTTAAGAAAGATTGGGCGATCTACGGCAATACAGGCTCGTTTATCCTTGATCGCTTTGCCGATGGCAAGGTGTCTGCGTCTGCTGCCAACTGCGAATACGTCCTTGTGATGATGTTAGATGACATCGGCACTAAGTCTAAAGAGCCACCACTTGCGCCTACATGGATCATGGAAACGTCCGAAGGATCATTCCAATGGGGCTACGCATTTAAAGAGCAACCAACCAAAGGCGATTTCACCGCCGCCATCAAAGCGATTGCCAAGGCAGGCTACACCGACCCAGGCGCAACTAATGCTGTGCGTAACTTCCGCTTGCCAGGATCAATTAACCTCAAGCCAGGCAAGAATAACTTTGCATCACGCCTTGTAGAGTTCCACCCTGAGCGTGAATACAACCTTGAAGATATTTGCACCGCCCTTGATGTGGTGCCTGACCCTGCTGATACTGCTACTAACGTAGCCATTCGCCTTGCTGACACCGGCAAGGATTCAGTCGTGACATGGTTGAACGAGCAGGGCATGATCCTGTCGCCTGCCAATGGCGAGGGTTGGATGGGGATCGTCTGTCCTAACAATGCCGAGCATACCGATGGCAACATTGAAGGGCGCTACAAACCCCTTGATCGTTCATTCTGTTGTCTGCATGGTCATTGCGTGGACTTTAGTTCGCAGATGTTTTTAGATTGGGTAGCGGATAATGGTGGCCCGACTGTCGATCATGGCTTGCGTGATGAGCTACTAGCAGAAAAGATGAGCATGGCTCTGTCCAAACTGACCCCCAACGAAGTCTATCGTGATACCGCAGCCGAACTCATTGCTGAAGTCGAGCGCAAAGAATTAGGACGAATCGAGAAAGCGAACTGGTATGAGCGTTTTGCTTATATCCAAGATGACGAGTCCTACTTTGATATGCAAGACAGACGTGAGATCAGTCGCCAGACGTTTAACGCTCTGTTTCGCCACGTGCCTTGCAAATCCATTCATACTGGGCGCAAAGTGGAAGCGTCGATCTGTTTTGATGAGAACCGGCAAGCGATGGGCGCGAAAGCCCTTGTTGGGGTTACCTATGCTGCTGGTGAAGATGTCATTGTTTCTCGTGATGGCGACTTATATGGCAATCGTTGGCGTGATGCCCGCCCTGTCATTTCATCGTCCTGTTCTAGCGACATCACCCCGTGGCTTAATCACTGCCGTGAACTCGTGCCTGAGCCAGACGAACTGAACCATATTTTTGATGTGATGGCGTTTAAAGTGCAACACCCTGAGATCAAGGTGAACCACGCTATCCTGCACGCAGGCGATGAGGGTTCCGGCAAGGACACGTTCTGGGCGCCATTCATTTGGGCGGTCTGTGGCGACCACCTTAAAAATCGTGGAATCATGGACAACAACTCTGTCAATAGTCAATGGGGCTATCAGCTTGAATCAGAGATTTTGATTATCAATGAGCTAAAAGAGCCGGACGCCGCAACGCGTCGCCAGCTAGCGAACCAATTAAAGCCAATCATCGCTGCACCGCCTGAGATGTTGCCTATCAACCGCAAGGGTTTGCACCCCTATCAAATGGCAAACCGCCTGTTCGTCCTAGCCTTCTCTAACGACCCTGTGCCGATTAGTCTTGCTTCCCAAGACAGAAGATGGTTCTGCGTATGGTCTACCGCCCCTCGCATGGACTCTAGCAAAGCCAAAAAGATGTGGGAATGGTATCGGTCAGCCGGATTCGAGTCGATCGCCCTGTGGCTCAGAAATAGGGATGTGAGCCAGTTCAATCCGTCTGCGCCGCCGATGATGACCGAGTTCAAGGCTAACCTAATAGAGCATGGCATGAGCATGGCTGAGAGTTATCTAGTGGAAATGCTACGCAATAGGACGGGCGAGTTCTCGCGTGGCGTTATCGGTTCGCCTTTCCATTCTCTATGCGATCGCCTTGCTGGTGCTGCGCCGTCGGGCGTGAAAGTGCCACAAGCCGCCCTGTTGCACGCGCTTAAGGAAGCAGGTTGGGTGGATAAAGGACGGCTTAAATCGCGGGATTTTGACACTAAGAAGCATATTTTTTGCGCCCCTGAGTTGTCCGATCTTGCTAAGTCTGAGTTGCGCCGGTTAGTAGAGGAAAACCCGCCGCCTAAGATGGTGCTAGTTAAGTAATAAAAGAGCCGGCATATAGCCGGCTTTTTCTTTGCTGCTGATGGTTTAAAGGTCAAACAATAAAACCATAAGGCCCACTAAAAGGGCTGCGCCTATTGCTACTATCATAATCAATCCTTATATTCGAGATCATAAGATAAAACGCGAAATTCGCGGTTGCCGGTGTCGCCCATAAGCCGCTTAATATCGTCCTCGCCATCACAATAATAGAAAATGGCTTCATCGCTTATGCCGTGGGTGTCGGTGTCGTTTTCTTCGTCGTATTCCCCAAAACTGGCGTATTTAAAGCCAATCGCGCCATCGTCAAGCCATTCAATATCGCACCATGCCCCGATGGGCTGCGCCGGTGTTTGCTCAACGTAGGCGGGCTGCCCTGTGGCGTGCTGGTATATCAACGCGTGCTTAAGGGCGGCGGCTGCGTTGTCGTGCGCGCTGATAAGGGTATTATTCGCGCTAAAAACTTGGTAAGTGTTCATTTTGTCGCCTCTCTGTTTTGGTTGTATATCTTTTCCCATATTTGATCTACTAAATGGGCGGTAGTTGCGCTGCTGTCGCAATCTTCGCAATATTGCGTCAGAATTTCGGACAATAGCGCCAGTTGATTAGGGGTTAATTTATTCATTCGTCGCCCCCTATTTTGGTGATCGTGGGCGCGGCGTTATCCCATTCGCTATGCTCCTCTGTTTCCCAATAGGGATCTACCTCGCCGTTATATTCGCCCCCGCCGTCGTACATCAACGCATTAAAGCGGGCTGGATCGTTTAATATCTCGCGGGCTTGCTCCTCGCTATCCGCTTCAATTACAAGCCCCACGCGCTGCCATAGGGTTATTTTTTCGTCCGTATAGACTCTAAATTGTGCCATTTTGTTTTATTCCTTATGAGTTAATTAACCGCAAAACCATGCTTCAGGGTTTGCCTTCAAATATGCGCGGGCGGCTTTGACAGTATCAAAGCGGGTATAGTTAAACCAGTTATTTTGCTCAATACAACAAACTATCCAGCCGGCGCGGTTAAACGTTAGTTTTTGCATTAGAAAAGCCCTCCAAGTAAGCCATAAGCAAACATAGCCCCGAGAATCGCGCCCATAATAGCCGCGCCTAAATAATCCAGTTTTGTAGGTTGTTTTTGCATGATTTATGCCACTTTCTTGAGTTCGATGTCGTTATATCTAACCGCGTCTAACCCTTTAATAAACGCCTGCATAGCGTTATACAGTTCGCGCTTAGGCACGTGCCCGTGAATTAGTGGTGTAGAAATGCCGCCGCCCTCGTTGCATACGCGGTGCAGGCATACGCCGCCATAGGCGTGGCTAATATGGTAGTGCCCTTTATTGGCGGTAAACTTAACAGAGCCGTCCGGCTGCGGCGTGCGCGTTGCGTATTCCAAAGGGCTGCCGGTCAGTTCGTTTAAGTATGTAGCTAATTGATCTAGTTGTTTGTCAGTGATTCGTTGCATGGTTTTATTCCTTTAATTTAGATTTGAATAGACTTTACAAAATTGGGCTTTTCCCAATTAAAGTTTGCAATACGGAAAGAATGAAAACCCGCTTGCGTCGCTTTGTTAATGATTGCGTTGATATCGGCGCGGGTTTTGCATTGAGTAGATAAAAGCTGCTCTTTGTAGCTTTCTGAATCATTAGCAGCTAAGCCGTAGATTAAAATTTCGGTCATTTTGTATTCCCTTTACTTTATTGAATTTGACTAAATGGGCGAACCCATAATTAAGACTGTAAAAGATTCCTTTGCACTTGTCAAGGCTTTTTACACAAAAATGTAAAATATTTACTAGGTATTTTCCCCTACAAAAGTGATTTTTGCGCGGTTGTTGATCTCATACATGGGCGAGGCATTGATAGATATATAGGTTGTGCCTTTTGGCATACGTTGCGAAATCTCAACATCACAAGGCAAATAATGCGCGCAAGCGGTCGCGATTGTTTTCACTTGGTTGCGAGATAAAAAGCCGCGCATGGCGAGAACCGCTAGCAAACTTTCTAGGATATTTGCGTCGCATTTTGTGGCGGGGGATAGGATTTGTTTCGCTGGCATGGTTTGCTCCAATTGGTTAAAAACCTAATAATACACAAGATAGTAGAAATACACAAGAGAGTAAAAACAATAGTTTTGTGGGTTCGTGTGGACGATAATGTGGACGAGGTAAAACGCGGCGAATTGTCCACAATTGGCGAATACAAACCCCGATAGAATAAGGCTTTAAGCTATTTGTGGATATTGTGGACAATGTTTTATAGATATATAGCTAAGATATGTAAAAACCGTATAAATACGTAGCGTAGAAATACGCTTATACAATTGGGGACTTGTTGTGGACATTTCTAAATGACCCACGTTTAGCCTGCTTTTCGCCCCTGCCTTTTCCTTTTCCCAAAAAATTCCCCTTTGTATTTGTGGATATTGTGGACAAGTTAAAAACCATTAGCCCACATTGTCCACAAGCTACGCGCCCGCCAGCAAAAAAGAAAACACCTAAAGGGTGCTAGCTCTTAGCGTGGACAAATCCACATGACCCACGTGCCCCAGCTTAATGTTAGTAAGCACTAACCTTTCAAATTTCACCTTCCAGCTTGAGGCCCCCGGGTAGGGCCGAGCGACTGGTGGGTTGTGGCAAGGAGGTCTTGAAAACAATTTTTATTTTTATAGCCATCGCGCCCCAACTCATTATTTTTTAATTTTTATTTTTCAAAATTTTTGTTACACTCACGCGTATGTTCACTAGCTTTCCTTACGAACCTCGCAAGCTGCAAGCTACAGAAGCACGGCTTGAAGCGATAATGAAAGCTGCCAAGCGCGGCTTGAAGGGCGACGCATTGGCAATCGCCGCAGGTATGACGCCTACCGAATACAGACAGTTGTGCTTATTTGATCCGATTGCTGAATTTGCAGAAATGAAAGGCAGAGCCGATGGAGAACTTGAAATGTCTGAAGTCTTGCATACTGCTGCAAAGGAAGGTGATGCCAAAGCCGCCCTTGCCATCTTGCAACACGTCCACGGATGGGTGGCCAAACAACAGATCAATGTCGACGTCGAGCAACGCATCTCAATCACCGCTGCTCTCGAGCAAGCGCAAGCCCGAGTCATCGACGCTCTCACAGTCGACAATCAACCTCAGAGCGTGACCTACACTGAAGTAGCTAAACAGGAACAAAAAGCAGCCTAATGCAAACTACCCGCTATTCCGCGCAAGACGAACAAGAACTCATGGCGCGGCTGTGGTCGCCAGCCATCAAAGACAAC